CGCTTGGTCAGCATCACCTCACGCTTGACCCAGTAGGCTTTTATTTTCTTAGCCGCAGCGACGATCTTCGCATCGTGCTGACCATCCTCTTCGGCATGGCACAAATCGCAGATATACTCGCGCCCTGTCCACCACCAGGTCTTGGACTCGTGGCACGCCTTGCAGACAGCGCCCTTCTTGCTATTTGCAGGTCTGTCCTTGTATGCCTGGCGTTTTGCCTGCCTTGCCTGGGTTTCCATAGGAGTAGCCTGTCTGCATCTTGCGTCCTGTGCGCTTGGCCTCTTGTCGGGCGGCTGCGCGTCCCTTTTTGTCATACGAAAAATGCTTACCGCCCACTTTAGGCATTAGTTCTGCTCCGTGTTGAGAGATACGGTTTGTCCTACCCGCTGCGCGTTGGAACGCACTACGCTCTGCAGGGCAGCGGCTTGTGCCTGCACATTGGCCCCATCGCGTGCGGAGGGGATCGTCTTTTCGGTGTTGTCCTGCATCGGCTGGCCTTGTGCCTGTCCCTGCAGGAACTGCTGATGCTGCTGTACGTGCGCCTGCATAAGCTGCTGAAACTGCTGGATCGACTGAGGGTTGATCTGCATCTGCTGCTGCAGGAACTGCGTCACCGCAGGATCCTCGCCTGCCTTGGCGTGTGCCTGCAGGTGCGCCTTATGATCCTGTGTCGGCAATACACCTGGATCCTGCTGGCGTGCGGCGAGGAACTGGTTCTCCAGCTGCGCGGCCCGTGTCGCCTCTGCGTCCGCACTGGTCTTGATAAACTTGTCCATGTCGGATACACGGAAGGCACGCAGCACCAGCTTGATCACTTCGGAGCGGTTCACTTCAGGCATCTGGAACAGGTAGTTGGCAAGGGCCAGCGTGTCCTCCCGTTCCAGCTGCTCAAAGAGAGGCCGCATCGACTGCGTTTCGACCTCCACCTTAAAGCGCACCTTGAAGAGATCGGAGGAGACTGCTTCGTAGACAGGGTCGTTCTCGCCTTCGGATACATTGACGATGAACTCATCGGGGGTGTACCTGGCATCGGCCATGATGCGGAACGTGTTGTAGATGACCGCTTCGTAGGCTTTGCCCACCTCTGCCGACAGCCACTCTCTGTTCTGCGTGCCGAAAGAGGCGATAAGCGATGCTTCGGTAGCGGTGCGGCGAGGACCCCCTCCCATTGCCATCTGCGACACGTTGAGGACCTGCTCCTCGTAGTTGCGCATATCGGCTTCGATGCCCAGCTGATCGGGAGGGGGGTTGCCCATCTGCATCTCCCGAAACCCATTGTTGATGTCGGAAACCCAGACCACCTGCCCATCGCGTGCCCGTGTCAGCTGATCGGAGATATTGGCATTCTCTTCGCGTTCTGAGCGCTGCCCCAGGATAATACGGGGGTAGCGCTTGAGCAGGTCCACCCTGCGCGACACCGATTCGACAATGGCTTTCTGCTCGTCTTCGACATACCCCATCATGGGCAGGCCGTATAATGACTCTTCGGACAGGTCGAACTTGATGGCGTGATAGGGGAACCCACCCTGCACCAGGTAGGAACCCGTGGGGTTGAACTCGCCTGTCATCATCTCTTCCCCTGTGAAGGGGTCAGGGGCATAGACAGGCTCCTGCTCCAAGAAGGGGTGGTCGATGTCCTCTATGGGCTGCTCTACGCCTTCAGCGAAGACGATGCGCCTGCGATGCACTCTGTCATGCACCTCATACAAAAGGGCGTAATCGCCCAGGTCCTTGGCCTGCTGGACTGCGTTCTCTTCGTCCTGGGACGCATACTCACGGTCTTCGATGTCGTAGAGCGTTTCCTCACTGTCGGCAGCGGAGTTAATCGCTGTGACCTGCCTGCGGTTTACGAAGCGCTCGTCCTTTTTGACAAATTCCAGGGGCACCAGCATCCGCTCGACGATATATCGTGCATGGCTCAGCTTATGGGGTGGGCAGAGCGGATCGACAAAGACATTGAAGGGGGGCACACGCCGCACTGCGACCATATCGTCCTGCAGCGCATCGTTGACTACGTAGGGCGCTAAGAGGTCATCGCCAGGGGCGTTGTAGTCGAACTTGAGCCAGCCCAGCGAGCAGTACAGCGCATCGAAGATGGCTTGCTGCATCTCTTCTTTGACCCGCATCGTTTCCAGCGCAGCATTCGCCACCCGTTCCAGGATCTCGGCCTGGTATTCTCGGTTGGGATTTTCCACACGCAGGAAAACATGGGGGTAGTTGTAGGCAATCGAAGAGATGATCTGTCGCGTAAGGGGATAGAAGCGTGAGATGCGCACCACCTGGTCCTTGTCCAGATCGGGCACCTCAAACTCCATGCGGTACATCGCCAGCAGCCTGCGCCACTCCTTGTGCTTGGGGTGCATGAACTTCTGCGCGTTGTCGATGCTCTTGCGCCAGTATTGAACGTCTTCGGCTTTCAAGCGTATCTCCCGTAGGTCATCGCATACTCGTTTACCACACTGTCGATGACATTTTCACCGTAAAAGGGATCTTTATTGGCCCGTTGGATCGGAGAGGCTGGTTTGTAGAGGTGCATCATAGCGTATCGTAGCTCGTCGGCGGCATGGTCCTCTGCGTGCGTGTCCAGATCCTCTGGATTCTTCTTGTCCCTGGGCAGCGCAGGCATGATGCGGAACAGGTTGTCGTTCCACCCCGAAAAGGCATACAGGCGATTGTTCGCCAAGGCATCGTTGATGACGCGCCATCCGGTGATGCGATCATTGTTGGCGCGGGTAAGGAACAGCCCGTGATCGGCAAACACATCGGCAGGCGAGTGGTTGATGACCTCGCTCAGTCGGCGCTTTACGAACATCGAAGGATCGGCGTAGATGGTGGTCGGCCTGCGCCCATTGGTGAAGGGGCACGCCTCAATCATCTTGTTGATTTCGAAGGCGTGCGTCGAAGCGGTAGCGTTGTCCCGATAGTATTCGCATAAGCGGTAGATGTTGCCATCGAAATCCACGGAATACAGTCCGAAACTTGTGAAATTTGCCTCGCCATAGTCTAGCCCACCGAATAAAGTCCAGTGGTCTGGGATCTTGAACGAGGGCACGCCAATGTTCTTTTCCTGCCACAGGCTGAAGTACTGCCCAACGAACGAATCCCAATCGCCTTCCAGCCACGCCTTGACCAGCAACTCATCCCCCACGCCTTTGAGGCGATCCACATAATGGGGGTCACGGTCCATCAGAATCTTGTTGTCGGTGACCAAAGAGCGGATATACATCCTGCTGCTCTGGTCTTCAACATCGGTATGCAGCGTCCCTTCGGGCACGATGTCGATGAAGTAGCTCTTTATCGCCTGGTGCCCCACGCCGCCAGGGTTGCCCGTGGCGCGGATGCGCTTAACGGGGATGTCCTGAGCGCCTGAGCGCAGGCACGCCTTGAGCTTGTGGTAGGCGGCAAGGTTGTCCCACTGCTGCAACTCATCGAAGCCGATCCAGGTGTACTGATGCCCCTGATACGAATCCGCTGCCGCCTCGTTCTCCAGATGACGCAGGGAAAGCTCGGCCCCATTGGGGAAGAACCACTTGCGCTGGCCCACCTTGTACTCGGCCCCAGGAAAGGCTTGGTAATAGATTCGGCGCGACTCAGCGAGGATCTCATCCAGTTCAGGATAGGTCCTGCGGAAGATGATACCGCGCCAGTTCTTGCCGTAGGTCGCTATGTCCTGAGCGAAATCGAGCAGAAGCAGGAAACTTTTCCCACCCCCACGCGCGCCACCAAAGAACAACTGGTTGACGAACTTGGCACGCATGGCCTTTTCCTGCGGTCCTGGCTGCGGCTTGGGCATCTCCGCACCCTCCGCATCGAAGACCACATTGGGGTCCAGCACGGCACGCTCAGGTTTCATCGGGTGCCTCTTCGACCACCTCGGCCTCGGCAGGCACCGCCTCCTGCAGCTGCAGCATCTCCTCCATCTGCGTATTCTGCTTGACCCACTCCTCATACGTGTCCGCAGCAGGCGGTGCGTTCACGCCGAACTGCTCCACCATATGCTTGTGGATGTGCGTATCGCGCACATCGCCCACCTCACGGGCAATCGCATCCAGGACCTTGACCTTCAGCTGGATCCGTGCTTCGGGGATGCGGTGATAGAGCGCATCCAGTTCCCGCACCCGCTCCTTGCGATCTGCCAGCTTGATGTCTTCGAAGTTCTTCTGGTAGATGTCCAGCTGGCGTTTGTACTCGGCAACGAAGTCCTCATCCAAGCGCCAGCACTTGACCGTGGCTGGCTGCACCCCCAAATGGTGCGCCACCTTGCGCGACTGCTGGCGCGGATTCCACCGATCCAGGATCATCAGCTGTATCGCCTGCTTGTGCGTGCTGTTCAGGTTCATACGGTCCACCTCGCGTCAGACCCTCTTAAATCCAGATGCACAAACCCCTGCTCCAGGTAGGTGCCAATGCCATCAAACCCCTCATACTCCGCTGCGGATGCCAACTCCTCAATCCTGCCAGGTCCTGGCTTGGCAGGCACCACATCCGTGGCCCACACCAGGTGCTGCGAGTTCTCTGCCCCACCCACCTCCGCATTATGCTCTGGCGTGCGCCAGGTGCTGGTAAGCCGCAAAGGACCCCAATCGTCGCGCAATAATTGCAGCAGGCGCATATGGTCCCAGAAGCGGTTGCCCACCGTAAGGCAGCAATGCGCCACCAGCCGCTCCTCCTCCATACCCGCAGGCGTAAGCTCAGCCCAGGAGAAGTTGGGAATATCAGGATGGATCACAGACACCTCAAAAGTAATAATTATTACCTATTACGAATAATTATAACAAAAAGACCACACTAAAGCAAGCGGGTATACCATCGCTTACCTCTGATGGGTAAGCGACTTACATGTACTTATACACTGTATTATATCAACATAGTATATACTAATAATAGTAATATATATATATATATATTCTTAAAATATATATATATATATACACTGTTAGGTACTAACTATGTTTATGTACTATATAACATATTTAGTAATATATATATTATATAGCACCCCAGATTTGAACCTCGACATATTAAAGAACAATGGCCCCGTTCCTTTAAGGAACTTTTAAGTCAAATAAATACAACCCCCTACCATTAAAGCAGGGTAAAAAAATAATATAGGGGGTAGGTTTTTAGGACCTACCCCCCCTTGGGTGTTCAGCAGCCCTAGGGACGAACAAGCGCAAACTTAATTTGAAGGGGGAAATCCTTCGGAACCCACAGGTGCTTTCCGAAGGATAATTTTAAGTGCCACAAAAACAAGGGATTAGAAATTAAGCAGGGTTCTCATGCTCACAGGCCAGGATGTTCAAAACGGAACGATGTGTGAGAGATATAGTAACGATACCTATGGCATCGGGACCCCCTGGTAGGTTCACCTTCGTTTGAAACCAGTTACATCAGCTTAAATTAAGCCAATTAACCTTGGAATATGGGCCATACTAACTATAACAGTTATTATCGGTAGTATAAATTGACCTTTTATGCGCTGTGTGGCCCTGTCTACCTGGCTGCATATGGCTTCTAATAGCCCTAACTTGGCTCCTGCTGCGCTTGGGTGCCCTGCCCTATGTATTGCTGCCCTTGGTAGTCTGCAGGCGAATAGGGGCAGTCACAGTTGGTTTGATTGAATGTAGACAAATATACTGTGCTACTGCTGTGCTATTGCTGTGCTGCCACTCTGCTGCGCTCTCTCTCCTGCCCTGCTGCCTGCCTGGTTAAACACAAAAAGCCCCTTAGAAATTAATCCAAGGGGCTTTTCTGCTGCTGCTGTACTGGGGTTTATTCGGTTATTTCTACTCTGCCCTCATTTACTAAATCTGCAAGCCTATCGGCTTTGGCAGCTAGGTCCTGCAGGTGCCCTATGGCCAATTTAACCGACTCTTCGTCCGACTCAGGGTTTCTAATAATTTCCGCAAGTACAGGGATAAGGGGGGACCAGCGCAGGCAGCTGGTCAAGTTAATTTTAGTCATTGCGCTGCCTGCTTTCCTGCCAAGTGCAGAGTCTATCCAGGATAGCTACTAGGCCAAAGCCGAAAGCGCAGCCAGCTGCAATACTGCAGGCAATAAAGAGAATAGGCAGTATCATTGCGCTGCCTGCTCTCTTAATGTTCCTTTAGCGACATAGCTCATAAACTCTTCAATACTGCCATAGGCTATATCCTGCAGCTGTTCAATGTCTTCTGATAATATATCTGGCGTACCATTATAGAATGAATCGATATAATCATTATCCTGCATAAACTCTAAAACCTGGCTGATTATCTGTTTTGCTGTTTCCTGCTTAGTCATTATGCTATACTCCATTGTAAAGGGTTAAAGGATAGAGAAAAGATAGCTTACTATCTGATAGTAAGCAAGATAATTCTTTATTATGTCTTATTGTCGCTCCTGGCTAAATGTAAGAAGTTTGAACTTCTTAAAAAAAAAGCATATCAAAGAAAAATATGTAAACAAGACAATAGCCTGTATTTATTACTACTTACAAGAAAACAGCCTAATTATTATGTAAACAAACTCGGCTACCAGGCAGCGCACTAAGCAAAATAGGGCAGCTGGTAAGCAATACCAGCTGCCCTATTCTCTACTGCTGTTTAGCTGCCTATTCTATCCATTCAGCAGGCTGCGCATACTCTATACCCTGCGCTTTAAAGTACTCTGCTGCGCTCCTGGTTAAAGGGCCAGGAGCGCCGAACCAGCCCTTTTTTATTCCCTTATCATAAACCCATACACATTTACCCCTAATATCAAACCCATTGATTAAACAGCTATCAAAGAAAACCTGTGGCAAAGCGCAGTCATAGGTCAACCCTGGATAGGCTTTGTCTGCTGCCTGTTGAACTGTTGTCATTATCTGCCTGCCTTATCTTTTCTGAGGATTATTAATAGGATTAATACTGCAATTAACTCCATTTATGCAGCCTGCTTTTTATAGCTTATCTGCTTATTGCCTGGCCCATGTAAAGGCGCAGTTATAGAGCGCTTGCTGCCTGCGCCATTGCACAGCTTGCAGTACCTGCA